AGTGACGGTGAGCTTGGTCTTGCCGGGCAGCTTGGGGTCCTCGAACCAGGCCTTGGGCGGGTAGACGGGGAACCCGGAGGCCGAGTACTCCTGCTTCATCGACTGGGCCTGGTCACTGATCTGGACTCCCGCCTTCCTGGCGGCAGCCACGATCTTGGCCTTGATCTGGGCCAGCTGCTTGGCGTCGTACTTCTCAGCGTTGTCGGCCTGGTTGATGTAGCTCCAGGCCGCCCGGATGTGCTCCGGGGTGTCGATGGGGTAGCGCTTCTTGCTGTCCCGGTAGCCCGGGTCGGCGTACTGCACGTCCCCGTACGGCTCGGCGGTGGCGAAGGTGTCCATGGACATCTGAACTCCTGGCTGTGCGGACCGGTCCCAGGGGGCACGGATCGTACTGTCGTTGAACTCCTTGGCCATCACCGGGTAGATGTCGCTGATGACGTTGCGCAGCTGAGCGACCTGCTCCTCAGGTACCTGGGGCAGGCCGCCGTGCGCCCCGGACAGGAGCGCTGCCGCTGCGTAGATGGCGTGGTAGATCAAGGTCAGGTTGTTGTTGATGATGTCGCCCAGCGGCAGTCGGTAGCTGGTCGGGTCGGTCGGGGGCAGGCTCGGGTCGTACCACATGAAGGCCCGGCGCATCTTGCCCACATCCTGGCCGCCGTTGGCCCAGGCGGTGATCCGCTTGACCGCGTCGTCGTTGTCGAACACGGCCTCGCGAGGAGCCAGCGGCAGCCCCCGCCAGCCGGACGTACTGACCGCAGCGACCAGGGCCGGCTTCTCACCACAGCCACAGTCGTCCTCGTCCACGCCGTACTCGCCCGGCATGTCCTCGTCATCCTCGGGCCAGTCCCCGTCGGTGTCCATGACGTGCAGCCGCAGCGAGGCGAAGGCCGGGATGGAGACCAGGGTGGCGCCGCCGATGCCGAACCGGGACAGCCGCTCGAACCCGGTCTCCGGGTCCACCGAGACAGACAGGGAGCCACCGGGATCCAAGCTGGGACCGACCACCCCCTTCTCGGCGAGGTAGCGGGCCTGGCGGGCGGCTGGCACGATCTCCTCATCGAGCCAGTCGCCCCAGCCCCAGGAGAAGTCCAGCCCCTCGTGGTCGGGCCCATAGGTAATGCCCAAGATCCGAGCAACGGTGACGGATCCTTCGTGGCCCCGGCCGGTCCGCTCCCGCCAATCCAGTGGGAGCGGCAGGGTGCGGTGGTAAAGGGCGTCTGGCTCGAAGATTCGTGTGCGGTTTGGTTCCCCTGTTGGGCGCCCGATGGGCGCGAGGGGGCCAGCCCAGAGGTACTGACCGAGGTTCGGCTGTCGGTCAAGAAGTTCCTGGGCAGCAATGAGGGCCTCAGCACTGGCCCCGTATTCGCTCATACTGGCCGTCAGTGCGTGCTCTCCATGGCCTTTACCTGGGGGGGCACCGACGGCCTTCTGGTGCAGGATGTTGCACAGGCCCTGTGGGTTCTTGGGGAAGTACTTCCGAAGATTACGTACACACCGGTCGAAATCATGCGGCATATGCCAGCGGATCTTCGCGGCCCCTTTACCAACCAGCCAGTACTTCTGGAGCTGGAGTGGCATCCCACGAGCAGGGTTAGGATCAACCACGACGCCCCTCCTCGTTCAGAATGACCAGGTCGCACCGGCAGTTGATGACTGTCTCCGGTGGTCCCATTGGATCACCTGGGAACATCAGTGGGAAGCCATCTACGTACCACGGCGCCCACAGATCACGGACCTCCCCATCCACCTGGCGATGAGACTCCCGAACCCGGTTGTCCTGCTCGGTATCCCAGCGCTTGCGCAGCATTCTTCCGGTCACCCGGGATTGCTCTGCACCAGCAGCCATGGTCCCGGCGCCATACGCACGTGTTGTTTCTGTCTGGGCTATGACTCTTGCTCTATTGGACCATCGCTCGGACTCTGTGTAGTCCAGAACTCGATCCACCCGTGCGGCAAGCTGTTCCAGTGATTCACCAGCGTTGGTTCCATCAGTGAGTTCTGCGAATACCAGGTTGGCGACCTCGTTAGGGATTCGCACAAGCAGGTTCTCTGTCTGGGCGAGGGAGGCCATAACCATGGCGTGGCGAGACACAGATGGCACATCACTGGCGAGACTCCAAGCGCGCATGGCGATCTGCCCGATGTGGGTCAGGATGGTGTCAACCTCATCGTTCCAGTCGCCCTGGAGGCTGTAGATGGCGTTGGGGTCCGGCGTCATCTTGTACTGCCGGTAAGGAGCCATGACTCGCTCGCGGGCCTTGCCGAGCCAGCGCCGCAGGGCACCGGAAGCTACCTCAAACAGCCCCTGCTCATCCTCACGCCGGGACATGGAGCAGCCCCGACTCCTCCAGGTAGAGCTTGAGCAGCTCAGCCCGGTGTGGCTGTCGTTTGACCAGGAGCGTGGTGCAGTACAGGTTCAGCGAGTCGCGCAGGCTGTTGGTGTTGATGGTGGGGTCGACCTGCTCGATGAGCACCGGCAGGTGGTCCCAGGCGCCATTGAGCAGAGTGCTGGCTTGGTTGGGGCCGGACACTGGTAGCTGGGTGTGGTATTCGTACGGCGGCACCGAGAAGGTGTACCGGTGCGGGTTGCCGGCAAGCCGCTTCCCGGCCAGCTCCAACGCTCGGAAGACGGTGGCGTTGGCGATGACGAAGATGTTCAGCGGGGTGACCGAGGCCGCCGCGGTGATCCCAGCCGGGGGTCCGGTGGGCGGACCGCCAGGTGCGTTCTGTGCCACCGTCTCCTGCGGGATGGGTCCACCAGCCGCGTCGCTGATGCCAGTAGGGGGTGCCGGGGGTGGAGGAGGACCCACCCCCGGCTGTCCCGGCTGCTGTGGCGTGACGACGGTTTCCGGGGGGAGGATGTCGTCGGTGTAGCCAGCAATTCGGCGCAGCGCGGGAATCTGGAACAGGTTCGGGTCGCGCAGCATCAGCTCGCGGGTGAACCTGAGGGTGTCTTCCTTGTCGTCGGGAGCATCGCTGATCTTGTAGTCACCGGCCAGGAGTACGGTGGACTTTGATACCAGGCCGGCGTCGTACATCTCCCGCGTCTCCTTGAGGCGCTCCGGGCGCACCGTCAGAGGAGCTGTGTCGTAGGCGAAGACGTAGCGGTCTGGGTCCTCGCTCATCGTCTTCAGCGCAGGCTTCAGGTAGGCCGTGGTGACCGCGTCACAGATGCGCGACATGAGCGGCTTGATGTGGACGTTGATCTGTCCTTCCATGATCTGCCAGGCCCCCCAGTGGTTAGCTTCACCAGCTCCACTGAGGATGGACGGGTCAATGTCCATGGCCAGGGCGAATCGGCGCAGCGCCTCCACCCGCAGGTCGAGGGCGCGCTCGGACAGTTCGCTGGAGAACTGGATCAGGTTGATCTTGCCCAGAGCTTCTAGCGGCATCTCCACAATCGTGGGCAGCACACCCGCGGCCGTGCCTTCACCTCTGAGGGAAGCGCTGCCCGTCTTCATCAGCAGCGCGGTCAGCCCCTCGGCCCCCGGGATATCCACGTCGTCGTCTGGGAACGAGACCTCCTTGGGGATGGGCAGCAGGCCCGCCGACACCAGCCGCGAGTCGATCTGGGCGAACACGAAGCGGGTCAGCCGCTCGATCTCCCAGAGCATCGGCAGCGCGCCCCGTGTGGGGGAGTCGGCCCACAGTGTCCGGCGCGGATGCGGCGTCCACACTCTGATGATCATGTCCCGCTCGGGGTCCAGCCTCTCCGGGTCCCCGAAGTAGTTGGTCATCTCCACCACGCCCGTTCGGGCGTAGCGCTTGATTTCTGAGCCCGACAACACGAACCATTCGTCCGAGTCCACTTCCTTGCCACGGCCCACGATGTAGGCATCGCCAACGATGGTCAGGTTGATCCCCAGCAGTCGGATGGCCTCGGCCTTCTGGGTGGGGCCGCCGAACAGGGTGTCAGCCAGGGCGGCGATCTTCTTGTTCTTGCCCTTGGCCTCGACTTCCTTCTGGATGCGCCCGTTCTCATCCACCTCGGCCACATAGATGCGCACCCGGGAGCAGGCCGAACCGACCCAGTTGGCGACGAAGCGCAGCTCACCGATCACGTCGTACAGGCGCCAGCACTCCGGCTGCCAGGAGTCGTCGCCGAACTTGTAGGCCTGGAATGCTCGCCCTTCCAGATTGGTGATGCGGGCCGCTGCCGCCACGAGTGAGCGACGATGAACCTCCTGCGGAGGGGATGCAGGAGGCAAGTCGACAGCCTTGCGGCGCAGGGCCATGGTTACTGCTCCCTACTCGCCAGGAATCCGGCAACATAGCTGGCAGCGGGCACGGCGGCAATTGCCACCACCCAGGGGTAAGGGAACAGGATCACCGGCACCGTCAATGGGGAAACCCACATCGACATACACCATGGGCAGTGCACGAAGTACGCGGGCATCGAATCCTTTCCGTACTTCTTCACCACCCAGCGCCGGTACCCAACAGTCAGGCGATCCTCCACAAGCAGCCTGGTCAACCGAGCCACCATGAGGAAAGCCACCAGGGTTGCGAGAGCGATCACGTCATTACTCTAAGGGGGCAGCGTTTTCAAGAGCCAGCACCCGATCAGAGCAATTTGCTGAGGTCGTACAGGTCCTGCCCCAGATGGAAGTCGTACTTGGAGGGATCCCCCACCCCAAGACGACGTTTCTCCCCCGCCATGAGCTGAAGACAGGCATGGACCATGGCATCCATCCGGTCGGGGGATTCCTGGGTCGACTCGGGGTCGAACCGGACCATTTCCTTCTCCAGTTCTTGGTGCTCCCCCACCATGTGCAGTCGACCCTGCTCGCACCGCAGGGCCACCGGCTCCGCCCTGGTCTTCTTCCCGTGCCGGGCGTGGACCTTCTTCATGAACGGGCTGCTGAACTTCGGGAACAACCCCTGCTCCACCAGCTCGTGATAGGCGTCGCGGAGTACGTCTTCCAGGAATCGTTTACCCAGGTTTTCCTCGTACACGACCAGGTCGGCCCCGAACTCGGCCGCCGTGCGCCACACGGCGATGATGGCCTGGCGCCCGGACACCTGCACCGAGCGGTCGGCCAGCACCCACAGGTGGTTGTCCCGGGTGCGGGCGACCACCACGATGCCGAAGTAGGCGTCCTCACCGGTCAGGTTGGGGTCGCAGCCCACCACGATCGAGGAGATGTCGTCGGGCGGGGTCACCACACGGGAGGCGAGGATGTCCTTGCGCTTGAACAGGCCACCGGACCCGAGGTCTAGCAGAACTCCGTACAACTCCTGCTGCCCCAGGGAGGTCCCCTCGTATCTAAGCTTCATCTCATGGAGAGCATGAGCACTGAGGTTGGAGGCGTTGTCGAAGGTGGACCCGGTGATGATGTG